AACCGTTTATGATACCGAGATTCAATCTCTCATAGACGCTGCGAAGGACGATATGAAGCGCGTAGGGGTGCTTGATACGGTTGTTGACGCAACCGACACTTCCCCACTCGTCAAGCACGCCATTATCTGCTACTGCAAGGCAGAGTTCGGGTTCGACAACGACGAAGCGGAGCGTTTCCAGACCACCTATCGTCAATGCGTTATGGACTTGATGAACACGCAGGTTTACACGACGGAGGAAACAGCATGAGCCGTTTCTGCGACTATGCGCAACTCATACAGGTCACGTCGAGCCAGGACGAGTACGGCAATCCGATTGAAGCCAGCGTTTCGACGCTTGTATTCGCGAATATCTACAAAATATCAACCTCAACTTGGTTGAGTGCCAGAAATGCGGGACTTAACGCAGATGCGGAGATAGAGGTTCGCAGTTGCGAGTACAGCGGGCAGGAGCGTGTGAAGATGGGCGACGGCGCAAATGCCGTCACATACGACGTTGAACGCTCTAGCAACACCGGGGAGTTCACGCGTCTAACCCTAGCTAAGAGGGTGTCCTCGAATGGCTGATTTATTCGTAGATGCCGATAAGTTCGCTCTATCGCTTGAAAGCATATTGAAAGACGTGAGCGTTGATGTAGATTCCGCGACCATGAGGGCCGCTAGGAAAGCGTCTAAGCGTGGTGTAAAGACGGTTCAGAGGTATGCCGGTTCGTCTGTTAGGAAGGGCATGGCATCGCCTTACGTGCAGGGTTTCTCAAGCACTAGCAACCGTAAGAAAACCGCGTCATATGCCGAGATAGGCAACAAGGATTATCCGGGTCTTGTCCACCTGCTAGAGAAAGGTCATGCGACCATCGGCGGCGGACGTGTTGCAGCTAGGCCACACATGGCATTAGCAGCACCGGAGATATTCACGGACTTCGAGAAGCAACTGGATAAGGAGATAGACGAAACGCTATGAGCGACAAGGTTTACAAGGCAGTAACCGGAGCGGGTATCAAGTGCGCACATGTGGCGTGGCCTGTCGATGGTGCGCCAGAGTTGCCATACGCCGTCTATCTGTATGAGACGGAGAACATGGACGCGGACGGTTCCGTTTACGCGAATGTTCGCCGTTACAGCGTCGAGTTCTATCAGAAAGTCTCCAATTCCGAAACGGAGAAGAAGCTAGAAGCGGCTCTATCAAGCGTGGGGCCGTGGGATAAAAACGAGATGTGGCTTGAAAGCGAGAATTGCCTTGAAACGGTCTACTCGCTCTCAACGATTGATTAGGAGTTAAAAATGGGCAAGGTCGAGTATGGTTTCTCTAACGTCCACTATGCGCTTTGGGACGATACTGCTAGCAAGTACAGCATCCCTGTTGCCGTTGCTGGCGGCGTGAAAATGAGTTGGGATCCAGAGGGTTCCGATACCAAGTTCTACGCCGATAACGGTCTGTTCTTCACAAACACCACGAACAACGGATACACCGGCACCCTTGAGGTCGCCCGTGCTGATGCCACGTTCCTCAAAGACGTTTTCGGTATGCTCACCGATGATAACGGAATGCTTCTTGAAAGCACATCTAGCAAGCAGGCGCAGTTTGCGCTCATGTTCGAGACTGATTCCAACGAGGGCGACCCTATCAAGTTCGTGTTCTACAACTGCACCGCTGCCCGTCCTTCGCGTGAAGCCAACACCACGTCCGATACGTCCGACCCTGATACCCAGAGTTTCGACGTGACGATGATACAGCGTTCCTTCCCCTACGATGGGGCCAGCAAGGACTTCACCTACGGCATGATGGAGAAAACCACTGCCAATACCACCAAGTACGATGCCTTCTACACCGACGTTGTGGTTCCTACCAAGGTCGCGGCTTAAGACAGAGAACAGGTGGAGGGGATATTAGCTTATGAAGATTGATTACGGTTGCGGCGAGAAGGAAATCATAGCCAGCACCTACACGCTGGTCATATATGAGCAGGAGTTCGACGGCGCGGACATGATAAAGGACGTATTCGGTCGCATTGAGATTACACGCGACGAGAAAACGGACGATGTTATAGCCGTGTTCGACTACACGAAAACCAACTGGACGGCGCTGTTGAAGGCGTTGTGGGCTTCTCTAAAGGCCGCTGATGATTCAATCGAACCATTTGTCGAGTGGGCAAAGAACACCGGCTCTATCAACCTTTCAGACGTTTCCGTACAGCTTATCCCGGAAATTAGGCGCAATTGCTTTTGTGATGGAGCCACCGTCTCCGACTAAAAGCGGCGCAAATGGTAATGGCGGTGTAGGACGGCTCAAGTTACCCTACACCGCCATATACCTAACAGGTATGCGTATAGGTTTCTCACCGGCAGACCTGTTGAGAATGAGTTTGCAACGGCTCATGTTCTTTGTCACCGCGAACAACGACATGAACAAGAGCAGCAGCACGCACGGTAAAGCTAAAGGCAAGTCAAGCGGTAACAATAATGACAACACTGTGCGAGCAGCGACAAAAGCAGACGTACTCGCGCATTTTGGTAGCGGGAGTAACTAATGGCAGACGCGTACAAAGGTCTAACAATCCGCATAGGTGGAGACACCACGACGCTACAAAAGGCGTTGAAGAATGTAGATACCGCGCTGAACAGCACGCAGACCGAGATACGCAAGGTCACAAGTGCATTGAAGATGGATCCCGGCAACTTGTCGCTCATAGCTACCCAGACGCAGCTTATAGGCGACAAGGCTACTATGGCATGGCAGAAGTACGAGTTCCTACATGAGCAACTTGATAAGCTGAAAGCAGATAACCCAGGACTTGAGCAGCTTGCTAACAGCACGGCAAACGCAGCACAGCAAGCAGCGGACGCATTACAGCACTACAACCAACTTAACGCTTCACTTGAGAATGTTAAGAAGCAGATAAACGCTATTGCCGGCGAGGACATATTCACCGACAAGTCAAGCGAGCAGATAAAACAGGCAATCGCAGACCTTCAATCAGAACATAGCGAGGTCACGAAGCTAAGTGAATCGTATTACCGTCTTGAATCTCAATGGCACGAAGCATCGGACGCGCTAGACCTATCCAAGAGCATAGAGCAGATGAAGTCTCTATCAAATGCGGAAACGTTGGCCAAGGCATCGGCAGAGCAGCTTTCAGCCGAGTTCACCACGGTCAAGCAGCGCGAATTAGAGGTTGCGTCTGCCAATGAGAAGGTACGTTCCTCAATATCGAACATAGACGCGGCGAGTACAGAGTTGAAAAGTGAGTTGACCTCACTTGACAAGGCCCTGCAACTAGACCCGACAAACATAGACGTTGCCAAGATGAAGATGGGCAACCTCAAGGAGCAAATATCGCTTGCAGAGGAAAAGGAGCGAGTTCTAAACGCTGCAATAGCGAAGATGGACGCAAGCGGAGTAGGCGCAGCAGCAAGCAAGATAACCAACATAAATGAAAAACTAGCTGAATCAGAGAGCCACTACAAGGACATAAACCAGAAACTCCAAGATGCAAAGGGCAACCTTGACAATCTGGTAAACAGGCAAAAGACGCTTGGAGCGCAGGTAAGCGATAACTCGAAGGAATACGGGACGCTTGTAGGGCAGATACAGAACGCGGAAGATGAAGTTGAGCGGCTATCAAAAGAGCAGATAGCAGCCAGTTCGTCCACTTCCACAAACAAGGAATGCGCCGAGTACAAGCAGTATCAAGAACAGGTGAAGCTGGTAGAGAGCGAGATTAACGCACTTACAGCCGAAACCGTTAATGCAGGTAATGCCACTGGTGCATTGAGCGGAATATACTCTTCTGCCAAGTCTCTAGGCATGACGGCATATTCAACGATAACGCCAATAATCTCAATGCTAGGTTATGGAGCAGTTTCAGCTGCTAACGACATAGACGCTGCATATCGTGATATGCGCAAGACGGTACAGGGAACCGATGAAGATTTTGAAGCGCTTAGAACAAGCGCCATGGAGTTCTCAAACACCCACGTTACAAGCACCGACCAACTTCTAGAGATAGAAGCCA